GTGTTAATGGATTTAGAGATCCAATTAGAGCTTCAATAATTCTCATACAAGATCATGTACAAACAAAAGACTTGAAATAATGCGATACTTTTGTTATCATGAACCAATAGATGATGGAAGTGCGGGCGGCGTCGTTATGACAGTCACTGACGATTGGATTCGAGAAAACTATTATCCTCGTTGGTATGAATTAATGTGCAATAAGTTTGGTAAAGAAAAGGTTGATTCTACTTATTGTTTTTTGGATTGCCTAGATGATTGGATTGCTATTCATTGGGCTTGGGAGTCTTCGGAATGAATAAGAAGTTAAACACGATAATGGACGATGTTGGGAATATGCTCGTTGACATATTCCATAGAATAGCTTTGTTTGTTATCGGAGCAGCGACCGTTTATGCTGCTGGATATACATTCTTAGAATTGTTCAGTCAAACCCACGCTAAAATTAGCGACCTTCTGCTGCTATTCATATATCTCGAGATCGGAGCGATGGTCGGCATCTATTTCAAAACCAACCATATGCCTGTGCGATTCCTTCTCTATATCGCCATAACCGCTCTAACTAGGCATATGGTAGACATTATGAGCCACGTTCCTATCAATGTTGTCGAGATGCTCTCGGTTGCAGCTGCGACTCTTCTCGTCTCTATCAGTGTGTTTATCGTAAGATATACTAGCTCGAAGTTTCCGAGCAATAAACAGGATGACGTAGTATGACCGAAAAAAAGAAACCAATTAAGGATGCTTTAGAAGAGCTATCTGATATTTTGAATCAAGCTCAAGAAGACAACGAGAAATATCTTGCTGAGATTCTTGAGCAGACTCCATACGAAGTCAAGGTCGCCGTAACTGCATGGGCAATCAAGCATATCCTAGAACATGCTCGAGAAGGCGGCACTTATCGTTATCTGATATATGATCGACTTGGGTTTGGTCCAGATGCATACGGCATTCTTCAGATGGCAGGTGCGCTAGAAATTTCTAATGAGTTTGACATCGAACGTATGGATAACATCAAAGAACATGTTAGAGGACACAAGATCGAGTCTATAAAACCGCTGATCGGGTTCTGTGATGAACCAGGCTGCTTTGATGATGCTAGTTCAGGCTTTCCGACTGATAATGGTTACCGCTGGACTTGTTATAAACATTGGGAAAAATTAAAACAATAAATAATTATTTCCCAATCAAGAAATAATTATGTTGTTGAGATATATAACAGTATACGATAAAGATCAAGATCTATGGTATGTCTATGATACCATGGATAAAGTTTTGGTTGACTATTATAGATCTTCAGAGTATAATAGCATTATAATTATGTGTGAAAATCTCAACCAAGGATGGGAATATATAAAGGAGAATATCGAATGGATGGAATAAAGTCTTTGGAAAAGATAAAAGAAGCCATTTGGTTTCTCCGTAAGATCGACGAAAATAAATATTGGGATATGGTAAATCTTATTGTAGATTTACAAAAAGAAGTTGATGAAATTATAGAAAATACAGAAGAAAAATATAACAATAAACATGGATATGATTATGGCAGTCTTGAGAGTTACGTAGATGATCTCGAGGCTGCTATTGAAAATTGTATAGATATTATGAGGAATAGATAAAAAATTATGGATGATTTTGATCACGAAAGATTCAAAAAGATTATGGAATACATTGATTCCTCTTTGAATAAATGCAACAATCGTAGCGATTTTCTTATGGCAGCGTCTTATATGATGACCTGCAGCGTTAGAATTTTCGCAGAGTGTTTTGGTTCAGAAGATCTTGCAATTGCTTTCATTACTGATTATTTGGAAGGACCAATTGACAAGGGAGATCTAAAGAAGATTGTATAATGACAAATGATGAATTGATCGAAAGACTAGAACATTTTTCTGGTCTTAGTTACGGGAATCCTATCTGCAAAGAAGCTGCAGATAGGATCAAAGATTTAATACAAGATAGAAATTTCTATCAAGCCAAACTTAAAACAATTAACGAACAACTGCCTAGATATGATTGGAGGAAAATTACTGCTCTCCCCGATCGCCTTCGGGCTATTGCTTCGTTAATGCACATGGGCGCTGCTTGGGGATTCTGTGGTGAAGCTTCGTTTCTCGAAGAAGCAGCTGATTTGATTGAAAAGAGGTAACAAATGAACAACGAATATGTATACTTGGTAATTAAGCTTGAGTTTGATAACGAAAAGGAATACACTTCCGAGACAGTAGATGCTGTTTACTATGATTCCGACGACGCATATAACTACGTCGACGAACAGCGTGAATACGAAGTCGACGAGATTAAGTATCGAGTCGATCGTCACCGAGTAGTTTTTAAGGAAAATACAGAGACTTTTTCTGGGGCGGAGCGTATGGGTCTCGAAAAGGCAGCGAAGATTGCTGAGAGAACCGATGGCTATGGAATGCCAGTTTGGGCTGACGGTCCTGGAATCGCTGCTGAAATTAGATCGAGAACTTATGTTAAGAAGTAAGTAACTCCAAAACTCTTTGAACATACAAATTACGCTCCAGTACGAAAGTCTGGGGCGTTTTTTCGTTGTCTACAGAAATTATGATTGCTAATTGGGGGATTGACATCTTGTACATTCTCTCAAACATCATAGAATATATCGTGGTCTGGAGAATATAGTTCTCAATCCACTCTAGCTTCTTGGGCTTGCGAGAAGTCTTGAAGTCTATGATCGAAGGAATACCGTTGTATTCCGCTATCAAGTCAGTCCTTCCCGCACAACCCAATGCCTTTGAATACAAAGGCAACTCAACTCCAATGATATTATCGACATGTTCATCTAAAGCTAGCTTAATAGGCTGAAACGATTCTACATTTACTGGCATTTGATCTCTGTAAATGTCTTTCTCGTTTAGAACATACCTCTCAGCTAGCTTATGGACAGCTGTGCCTCTTCGGGCGGCTTGAACGGAAACCTTATTGGCTTCCGCTTCCCCTACTTTCTTTTTCCATTCCATTAACGCTGTCTTGTCGAGTTTCTCATCAAGCACAGTTGTTACTGATTTGAGTTTAGTCAAACCGTCTGGAAGAACATAATGGCGCTTACCGTCAATAGTTTCTGTCAGAAGCTCTGTATAAGGCACCATAACATGATTAAAAGTCTTATGCGACAATTTTCAATTTATCCTTTTGGATGATATAATCTTTCACCATTGCACTTCTAACAATATCGTTCTCGTCGAAGTCCACAAAATAGAAAGATTTCATACGTTCGATGATTCTCATAAATGAAAGCAAACCGCCTTTATCAGATTCTTTGGTGAAATCAGATTGTCTGAAGTCTCCCGAGAAAATGATTCTGCAGTTTTTACCGACACGAGTTATAACCGAATCTAACTCATGAAGTGTCATGTTAGCAATCTCGTCAACAATTATAATAGTATTGTTAAGAGTAATACCACGTATAAAAGAAGTGGATATAAAATCAACAAGACCTTTTTGCTTGAGGATCTCATAGGCGTCTCCTCGACCGAATAGCTCTGTGCAGATAGCATAATATGGCGCTTCGTACACCTTAGCCTTTTCTTTAGAGTTTCCAGGTAGGAATCCCATATCTCTTGTTGGAACAACGCTTCTAACAATGACGACCTTATCATAATGGCTATCTGGGTTGTTAATAACTTCATTCAAAGCGAGATACATGGATATAAAGCTTTTGCCAGTTCCAGCTATACCGTGCAACATTAGATTCTTACCTTGATCGTAAGCTTCAAATGATGATCTTTGGTTAGCTGTTAACGGTTCAATTTTCTTTAGTTGGAAATTAGATTTTGTTTGATTTTCTTGTCCCACTTTATCTTTATTGGCGCGAAGAATTCTTTTTTCTTTTCTTGTTAATCTTCTTTCTTCCATAATAATCCTTACTAGAATGTATTAATGGTACTCCTACTGATACCCTTAGAGTGTTTCTTTTTAATATCTTTGAGTAGGTCTCGGAAACCATCATCAGGTTTACCCATTCCCCTACCAGATACTAATGCAGGTGCACCATTTATGATTGTGGTTAAATGTGGATTAGCCTTCAAATATTCATCAAAGTCCGAGATGGACATGAATTCATCAAACTCTTCGCCAGTTTCATTATTTCTAAACGTGTAAGTGGGCATTAATAATTATCCTTTAGATCATCTGCATAGAAGTAATCTTCAGAATCTTCATCTTCAGAGAATCCGTAAATGTCGCGAGTCTGGATAGCTCTCTTCATCCTTCTCGCCTTTCTCTTATCTATCTTATGACGATCATTCTTCTCGTAATATTCATCTTCAGAATAATCGTGCTTCTTAAACTTTCTAAACGACTGCTTGCTCATTTACCTTCTCGTAAGTTGGAATTAAACCAGGGAGTGCTTCGGTTACATGTTGTAGGGTGATGCCCTTGATGGGCTTCTTGTCCTTGATTGTGCAGAGAAGTTCTGCATCCTTTGGAGCTAGCCTTTCGAGTAGCTCAACAAACATGGTTTCTCTCTTCAATTGAGGAAGTTCGTAGAAACCCTGAATGAAATATCTTAGCTTTTGACATTCCTTAATCAAAATATGCTCTTGATCAACTAGATCGTTTGGCTTATATGGAGGCGTTCCTGGAGGAAGAAGCCAGACAACGCTAGGATCATAACAACCCTGGAGGATAATCCTCAGTACCAAACTGTCATTAGCAGCAAGAGCGTCAATCTTTTCTTGAGTTCTCTTAAGTCTGCCTACTTTTTCTAAAAATTCTGCTATGCCGATCTGCATTAAAACTCTCCAATATGCTCGGTTAAATTTCGAAGTTTGTTAACAATAAAATAGTTCATGAGTTTGGATCTATCTTTATTGGATTGTGCATGATAAGATTCCATAACTTTTACGCGAATTTCTTCAGGCGTATGGTTAAGGTCAATCAATTGTTCATTACGAAAATAGTTTCGAGCAATGGAAGTCTCGAGTTCAGTCGGCTTTACTTTCATATACTGCTCGATACGCTTTGCTGTGAGAGGACGCTGACGCTCGCCCAAAACAAAACAATTATCAGAAGAAAGAATGTTTGGAACACCATCACTAGAATCGCCCTTCATAATATGTTCCTTTAAGAACATATGGGGATCCTTGTGTGTAACCCACTTCTTTCGGGTGGGGTCATACTGCTTAACATTACCAAATGTATGTAGCTGAATGAAATCTTTGTCGCCAGAAAGAATAAGAATCGGCTCCCCGCTATTCATCTCGGATCCGAAATTCTTTACAAGCGTTCCAATAATATCATCAGCTTCTGCAGATTCAACATCAATAACCTTGTATGGGAAAAACTCCTTGAGCTCAGCACGAATCTTATTCATGCACTCAAAGATTGACTTCCAGTCAAGATCTGATTTCTCTTGACTCTTCTTTCGATTAGCCTTGTAATAAGGGAAAATCTTGCGGCGCCAGTAATTAGTGTTATCGCATGCAATAACAAGTTCGCCGTATTCATCTTTGAACTTGGAGCGATAAGAGCGCAATGAATTCAAGATCATATGACGAACCATATTCTCTTCGATCTGCGCATTTGTATGGTTGCCTAGTTGCATAAGCAAATTAGAAAGCATTACTTGATTAAGATCTACGATAATCACATATCACCTGTATATTATATAGAAGTTTCGCTCTGTTTCAATTCAATATTTATTGATTCTGAAATTTTAAATGTGCCTTCTTCTTCACTATCTGGAGCAAAGATATTATCAGCAATTCTCTGGAAAGGATGATATATCTCGTATTGCTTACACATAATAGAACGCAAAGATTCAATGATCAGTGCACTATCTTTAATGTCAGCTAGTTCTCCAGTATCAGGATCTCCAAGAGGGAATCCAGCAATTTCTAATTGCGTGAATATCATTGGAGTAATTGTGGCTATAGTTTCTTGTATATGATACTGTTTCATCATATCAATGTTCGTGGAGACTTGCTCTCTAAAGCTTTCTTCGTCTTCAGCTTTAGGACCATTATAAGCCTTCGGAAATTGAATGACATTATTACTATTAGCCATTATGTTTTCTTTCTAAAAGCACACATATAATATACCGCATAATTAAATTAAAGGCAACAACAATATTTAGGAATCCAACATTTGTTCGGAAAGAATGATTTCTTGAGACATAGAGTGCATTATGATTTGATGACAATCCTCTACTATCCCGTAGTTATTACTTTTTACATGAATTATTATATCGGCGAGATTTTCTTTTAATACAGTTCCTCCTTCAAATCCTACCATAGCCATGGTGGGCATATTGAACTTCTTTGCTGTTTTCAGAGCGTTTACGATATTAGGAGAACTTCCGCTAGAAGAAACTACAAGAACTCCAGCTTTCTTGTCGGGAAACCACTCAATTTGTTTTGAGAAAACTTCTTCGTAACTTATATCATTTGCTATGGCTGTTAGCATAGAAACATTAGATTGAATTGGAATGAAGAAAGGCTTTAGGTTTGTTGCCATGGCAACGCCCTTGGTATGATCGCAAGACATATGTTCTGTAATTGCTGCAGAACCGCCATTACCACAAACCAATATTGGTGACCATCTTGCTGCCATAATAGTAAACCGTTCGATCATCTCATCGACTTTATTACGATCCACAGTTTCCAGGGCTTGCTTTAACATTCCAACATAATCGTCAAAATAACAACTCATGATATCATCTCCACAGTGCTTCCTTTATGTTCAAAATTAACATTAAAGATGTTATAATTTCTAAGTGCACTTGCGACATTGTATTGGTGTTTTTCTGGAACATACATCATAAGATAACCACCCCCGCCTGCACCGAGTATCTTCCCGCCGAGTGCTCCAGCTTTCATGGCATCTTCATACATTGTATCTATTTGTTCGTTTGATATATTACTAGACAATTTCTTCTTAGTTTGCCAAGCAGAATCAAACAAAGCTCCGAAATCATCAAGCTTATTAGTTTCTAATAGTTTAATTGAATCTCTGGCAAAGTCAACAATTCTTTTCGTATTTTCTATATTTACATTTGTCTTTAGTTTATCTACTTGTTCCGTTAAAACAGAAGAAGCCATTCTTCTAATATTGGTGTCGAATATCATTAATCTCTTATTCAAGTCCATTATAGAAGCAAAAGATAAATCAATGGGTTCTACTACAACTTCATTGTTGTTGAAATAATATGCATTAAGTCCACCATAAGAAGCAGCATATTGATCTTGCTTTCCTATTGGTTGATTACATCTGTTTATTTCAATATATGAAGATAGTTCTGCTAGTATCTTTTTAGAGATTGGCTTCCCAGTTTTAATATTATGAATTGCGTTAATCAATCCTACTGTAAAAGTAGAAGAAGAACCTAATCCTGTGCCTTTTGTTGGAACATCTGAGAAACTACAGATTTCAATATTTGAATTTATATCATAATGCTTTAGTATTTCTCTAACGCGATCGTGTTTGATTTCCTCGACGCTAGTCTCTAGCTCAAGTTCCGAATAAACTACTTTTAAATGATTTGCTACTGATCTATTAACAGCAAGATAAATGTAACTGTCAATAGTTGTCGAAACGCAAAGCCCTTGACTTTGTTCATAGAATTGAGGAATGTCACTACCACCGCCAAAGAAACTTATTCTTAATGGCGTTTTTGTTACAATCATATTTCTTCTCTAACTTCCAATATCCACTTGTTATCTTCTAGCCATTCTAATGTTCTTAGAATAGTTTCTTTAATTGTATATTTTGGTTTCCATCCTAAACTCATTAGCTTACTAATATCTAGATCATTTATTTTACTATCGCCAATCCAGCCAACTTCATTTCCAGACCAAGTAATTTCTGGATTGATTCCCATGAACTCTGTAATAACTGGAATAGATTCAGTCAAACCACAAGTTTCAGTATTACCAATGTTAAACGTATTAACGGTGTCCTTTGCTTTCTCAACAATAGTCAACATTGCATTTACGCAATCTTCTACATCGAGATAAGTTTTTCTTTGGTCTTTTCCTCCATGAACATATAGCTCGTTTGGATTCTTCTTCAACATAATATAAAAATTATAAATGAAACCGTGAGAATATTTTGGACCAGTAATAGAAGCATACCTGAATATCCAAGCTTGCGTTCCGTAAGAAGCACAATGAGCTTCAATTAATGCTTCGCCAGCTACCTTAGAAGCACCATAAAAAGAAGTTTGTATGAAGTTACAATTTTCCGGAGTTGGTACTTTATCAACAACTCCGTATATAGCTGAAGTCGAAGAATAGGCGATTTTCTTAATATTTCTTTCTTTGATCCATCTCAAAACATTATATGTCGCGATGATTCCATCGTTCAAGTCTTTCTCTGGGTAAACAGAACTAAACCTAACGTCAGCATTTGCAGCCAAGTGATAGACCATCTCGACATTATGTTCGTCAATATCCTTAAAGGAATTATAATTCGAAAGGTCTACTTCGTAAAGCTTAAAGTTTGGATATTTTGATAATTCTTCTATGATATTCTTATGTCTTGAAGAAACTCTATCCAATCCAACCACCCTGTGGCCATCGTTTAGTAATCTTAACGCCAAGTTACTTCCGATGAAACCACAGGAACCAGTAATCAAATAAGTTTTCATTTTAAATCTCAGGTAGTCTTATAAACAAAGTAGTTCTTGGGAAATGCTCTAGATTCTACAGTTGGATACTTTTCATTTAGTTCTTCAAGAATCTTTATCCACTTACTATAAACGAAATCAGTATTATATCTGCGTTGAATATATTCGCGATTGAATTGTAGAGACCTGACGTGTTCATCATCATTTCTTCTTACGTCTTCAATAGCTTTCTTAAGATAAGTGTAATGAATACCAGCGTGTTCTTGATTATTCAAAGTTCCGCCATACATATACTTATTAACTGCACCAGAAGTATCGGGCAAAGCAGCCAAGTCTGGATGTACACAAACTAGACCATAATACATTGCCTCGAGTAGAGCTCTACACATAGTTTCTGGCCAGATATTTGGATAAGCAAAAATATGATATTCGTCGCTCATCTTCTTAATCAACTCATCATGCTTTGTGAAACCATGATAAGTGATTTGTGGATGTTCTTTACAAATATTGAATAGCTTTTCGTATTGCTGGTCACGAGCGTCCCAACCATACATCTTGAAAGAAGAGTGAACGTGTAGATGTATATTTTTATCTTCTTCAGCAAGCTTTAGGAAAACAGGAACCAATAGCTCTAGACCACGATGAGGAGTAGTGTGATAAGAAATATTAACAACCTTATTTGGGTCTGGCTTCTTGGGAAGATTTGGGCTGAGCGAGAATGGCTCGATACAATGCATTCCGCCTTCGATCACAGAACACTGTGTCGAATATGGAGCGCCAAGTACTGTCATGAAAATTTGATAGTGCCAGTTAGATAGAAACACCATCTTATGAAACTTGTCTTTATATTGAGCTTCGACAAAGGGCTTCATACTTTCTGGGTCATTTGGCAAATTATGTTCAAACCAAATTCTGATCTTATCTTCCTTCAATTGTCGAAGTCTGCTTGGAACGATCTGTACATTTTCTAGAAGGTGTCTTGGAATATTTCCATTATAAAGAAACCTCATATACAATTCTGTGCCACCAGCTGCATTAGAATTGGAGATCTCGTTTGTCTCCATGAGGTCAAAGTTATCCTTTAGCTCTTTCATTATCTAGCTCCACAATTAAATTACATGCATCTAATATATCAGTTTTTCTATAGTGAGGGCGCGAACGTGCACCTTTATATTTATTATCGGGGTTATAGGGTTCGTTTCCAACCACTATTGTAGTCAACCCGCTGTCATTACCTGGGACAATGTCTTTCCATCTATCCCCTATTATATAGCTTTTGCCTCGATCAATGTCAAAGTGTTTAATGAAATATTCCAGCATACCATTTTTTGGTTTGTATAATTTGGAAGATCTTTCAATGGCACAATAGATGTCATCAACAGGCAAATGCAGCATAAGGAATGAGACAATCTCGTCTAATTCCTCATGAGTCATTTCTTCATCTTCGATTGCTGGTTGATTTGTAACAACAAATATAAGAAACCCAGCTTCCTTTACTTTCATCATTGCATCATGAACATTAGGAAGAAGTTTCAATTCAGAAAGATTCCAAGGTGAAGTTCTTCTACCATCAGGTCTCTCAACTAAAGAGTTGATTACGCCATCTTTATCGAAGAAAACAGCCTTTAATTTATTCTTGACCATCACCAATTCTTTTTCTTAGTTCGCTGGAACTAAAGCTATGCTTTCTGGGAAGATATATTATACTTATCTTCATTTGTTGGCAAAGTTCATCGGCAGTAAATGCTCTTTGATAATAATCTTCGCCAAGAAATCTAACATCTATCGGTGTTGTTGCTATTACATTTACCAAATCCATTTCAGTTTCATACGGGATCACTTCATCAACCCATTTGCAATTCTTGAGTTGAACGTATCTTTCGTATACTGTTTGGATTGGTTTGTTTTTCTTAAATGGTCTGTCAATGGTGGGGTCGACGTGCAACCCCACCACCAACTTATTGCAGTGTCTTCTGCAATCTCTTAAAAAGATATTATGACCTGCATGAAAGAGATCAAAGGCTCCACATGTAAATCCAATAATATCATTGTCAGACATATTACGCCTGTCTAGTTAGATATGTAACTCGAACTCTCTTAGCCTTGAAATACTTCTCAACCAAACCAATAACAACATCATTGTCATAAGTCTTGCAAGAGAAAATATCAAAATAGGCAGTGTTATCTTCGTCAACAAAATGAACGCAGATATTACTGGTCTCAATCAGCTGAACTAACGTATAGCCTTCCTTGCCAGAGTGCCCAAACTTTATGATTTGTGGCTCGCCGTATGCAACCATGTCAATATCCTTAACAAGTTGCTTGGCGAAATTGTAGATATTCTTTTCGTCTCTAATCGACTCTGGATCAAGTCCTGCGCAGTCAAGAATCAGATGATAACCCCAGTATGACATTCATTTGTTCTCCTATTAAACGTTATTGATAACCGTCAATGATTTGTACGTATTGTACAGAGTCAATTCTGAAGGAACGCCATCCACCCTTCTGAACATCCCAACATGCAATCACATCAGGGTTCTTCTGGTGAAACTCCAGCTCTTCTTTTTTACCTTCCGAGAGATACTGGGGAGGTAAATGCTTAGGATCCAAAGTGCAACGCATTGCACGTGTGGATCCATCAACCTTAGTGAAAGTTACTTCAATAACATAATTTCTTAGATCCTTGAGGATCGTATCGCGATCAAGCACCATTCCATTCACCTTCTGTCAAAAGTTTAGCTGTAGAATTTGTTTCTTCCATAATCATCTTTTTCAAATCGGTGAAACCGCCGATGTTGAAACCATTAACAACTACAACAGGAAATGTCTTGGCTCCTGGAAATGTTTCTAGAAGAAACTCTCTAGAAAAATCAACTCCAAGCTTCATTTCGTTATAGTTGATACCCTTCGAAGAAAGAAGCATCTTTGCTTGTGTGCAATAAGTGCAATTATCCTTTGTGTAAATTACAACATTCATTGGATTCTCTTTCTTGAATGAAGATACTCGTGGCCAGCGATCAATAGACCGTAGCCATGAGTAAACATATATGAGTTAACGTGATTTACTAATTCGTTCATAATATATTTCTCCACATTCTATTCTATAATAGATACGAATTATAGTAAAGCTATTTATGCTTTATAATAGCTTGCCTTGATATTACGACGCTCGAGAGTTTCAAAACCATTATCGAATAGAATCTTTTCAAATCTATCGTGGTCGTACATCCAAATGTCATCGAAAACAAAAGTGCTTCCCTTGGTGCAACGATCTAGGAAGAACTTTATTTCTTCGTCAACAGCTTCGTTAGTATGAGGACCATCGAAAAAAACAAAAGCGTACTGATTGGCCATCTTCTTTTCTTCCTCGTAATAAGGAACGCCATCAGCAAATCGCTTGAAGAACTCATGATCTTCTAAACAGAAGAAAGTGAAATTAAGTCCACGCTGGAAAGCGTAGAAATAAAGAGAAGGAATAACGCGATTTCTCATTTCATTAGTGTAGTCGAACTTAGTCTTGAAACTATTATCCTTCGACATAGGATCGCCTTCTAGTTCGAACTTTCCAGCATAATGAAGAGTAGCATTGATATTGGTAATTTCTAGATCAATGTTACCATATGGATCAATACAGAACATTGGACGATTTGAATCTTGATTTTCAACAAGAGCGTCGATAATGATCTTGGCTGAACCGCCGCGACGAGTTCCAATTTCTACAACTGCGCCTTCAACGCCCTTGATATTCTTGGCTGCATTAAAAAGAATATCATATTCTTGTGAATCAGTACCAAAAACTTCTTCATCGCTAAAACGAATAATACCCATTTTCACTCCTATTAATAAAAATCAATTATTTCATCGGCAATGCCATATTTCACTGCTTCTTTTGCTGTCAACCAAACGTCTTCTGGAGGGAGCAAATATTTCTTAATATTTGTTTCTGACATACCAGTGCACTTCTTATAATGATTTATAATTCTTTGCTTGGTATTGTCGAATTCTTTAACAGCTGCGAACAGTTCGTGTTCTTTACCAACCGTTCCCCAAAAAAACTGGTGCGAAAGAATAGAGGTATTTCTAGTTATAAATCTCTTTCCTTTTTCTCCAGCTATAAAGGTCAAAAGACCACAGCTGGCAATTTCGCCAAGTCCATAAGTATATATAGGAACCTTGGAACCCTTCATTGTGTCAATTAATGCAAAGGCTGAGGAAACTTCTCCGCCTGGAGAATTGATCAACAACTTAATCATATTTGGCGTAGTTTTCATCAAGTTTCGTTCGATGATGAACGTGATCAATTCTCCAGTAGATTTAGAATTGAAATCATCATTGAAAAGGTAATAATGATGTTCTGCTAGTGATGGGATTTCAGAAGTCTTTTCCTTTTCAGCCATATAAAACTCTCCTTGTTTAATCTACTACGCCGCACCCACCACAACCTACTCTTTGAATTTTTACTTTGCAAAGACCGCAACCTAACTTTTCAGAAGCAGCTCTAGATAGATCTAAATGTCTGCCCCTCTTGAAAGGTCCGCGATCATTTATTCTAACTATAACTGATTTGTCGTTATAGGTTACAATAAGTCTTGTGCCAAATGGATAATGTCTATGAGCAGCCGTCATAGCATTTTCGTCGTAAACTTCTCCATTTGCTGTTATTCTTCCATGAAAGCTTTTTCCATACCAAGAGGCAACTACGTTTTCTTTTATGTTAGCCATTCGGTATTTTGAATAAGCTGGTGCTGGTGATGAATTTAGTGAAAATAACATAATTAAAAATATTAACTTTTTCATTAATATTTCTCCTTATTTTTTGGTAGTCCCGACAGGATTCGAACCCGTACCTTGAACGTTATGAGCGTTTCGTGCTAACCATTACACCACAGGACCAATATTTTTTAAGCTACAAGAATATCCTTTAGCCTGTCTGCTGCATAAGTTGCAGCGAATGCATCTGGTTTAACCATAGGTACAACATTACAAACACCACGAACATATCCAATCGCTTGCTGAACTACGCAAGAAGAACCATGAATCATGTCGGGATTTATATCTAGATGAACTTCGATATGCCTATCTCCGATTTCAGCAGCAAGGTCCAAATACATTTGAGAAGCCAAATAGACTTCTTGCATCAAACGTAATGCAGGACGATCGTGACGATTATCGTAATCCTTTTCAGAAATAGTTTTGCCAAAAACTTTACATCCATGCCTTCCATCTTTGTGGATAACAATGGCAACAGTGTATTCAGCGTACCAAGTATCATTCTTGCGGTAACGCTCCGAATCGGCTCCAATGTAAATCTTGGAGTTGGGAGATTCGTTTAGGATGTATCGCTTTACTTCTTCAATATCGAAATTCTTAACCATAATAAAGTACCATGTATTTAGTTATCGACGGCTTCTAGCCTTACGCTTCTTAGAACCAATCTTTCTCCGACCCTTTCTTGGTCGATTCTTATGTGGATGTGGCATGTTAATTTCCTCTTAAATGGTGCGGGCGGTCGGACTCGAACCGACAAGCCGAAGCGGAAGATTTTAAGTCTTCTGAGTTTACCGATTTCTCCACGCCCGCATTATCTCAAATACTCGCATATTATAACTTAAAGAAGTTTAATAGTCAACACTTTTTATATGCGAGCGGTGAACTTTAACGATTATCCATTCGTTATAGTATTCTTCTGGTTTCTCGAGAACGCAATGTTCCATCTGAAGTTTGGCTTCCCAATAGTTAGCCGTTCCCTTGCTTTTACACAAGATCAATATTTCTCTTTTGAATTTATCTTGACCGAGTTCCAGAACGTCTTTGTTTAGTTCTGCATTGGACCCGAAGTACGTTTTCCAGTCACTTTCTTTAGTGACTTTCTTTTTTCTGGTCTTGCCTTTTACAGCTTTTCTTCGAGTGAAATTAAATAATTTCTTACCAATATATTTTTTATTATTTGTGAGATTAGTGATTAGATAAACAAACCCAATATAATCTTGAACTACCTCGTCACTAATCTCCTTACCATTATATAACCACATTGGGAGTCCTCCTCCCAATATTTAGTTACTCGTCGTCGAAGCCTTCTTCGTCGAACCAGTCGTCTTCTTGCTCTTCCTCGTTTAACTTACATCCGCAAAATGAGCAATACTCAGGATCATCAACTTCTTCGTGCGTAATTGTATATTCAGTTTCGCATTCTGTACAAAATATTTCCTTATCGTTCATTATAGTTCTTTCTCTACAGAGTGAATCCCTTGAATGATTCTGTTGTTACGTCTTTCTTAACACCACCAACAACATAGCTGGTGATTTCTGTTTCTTGAGGAGCAACTTGAACTTCTGCGCCGCTAATCCACTTTTGCGTCCAAGGTAATGGGTTAGATCCCCCTTTATATGGAGTAGCCAATCCAATAGCGGTCATACGCTTGTTTGCAATCCATTCTATATAGTCGGAGAGCAAAGTTTCGTTTAAACCGATCATAGAACCATCTTTGAATAGATAGTTAGCCCAAGCTTTCTCCTGATTTACTGCACTAACAAAAATGTTAATGCATTCTTCTTTTGTTTTTTCAGCGATCTTGGCAAAGTCAGGATCGTCTGTTGGAAGAACTTTAAGTAGCTGTTGAGTTGAAGCTAGATGAATGTTCTCATCGCGAGCAATCAACTTGATGATCTTAGCGTTACCTTCCATCTTCTTTAGTTCCGCAAAAGCCCATGAGCAAGCAAACGAAACGTAGAAGCGGATACCCTCAAGTGCATTGACGGCATTTAGGCAAAGCCATAGTGCTTCCTTGTGATCATATGGAAGCGGCGAACCTTCATTGAACATAATAAGATTATCATAATACTTAGAAATATCTTTTGCACAATCGACAATCTCCTGAATATCTAGCATCTCATCGAACACCTTTGAGGGGTCTGAATAGACGTTACGAATGATATGCGTATAGGAACGACTGTGGATCGTCTCAAAGAACGTCCAAGTAGTTAGCCAAGTTTCCAGTTCAGGTAAAGAACAAACAGGACCAAAAGCAAGAACAGGAGCTCTTCCTTGCACCGAGTCAAGAAGGATCTGTCGCTTGAGGTTGCTGGTAAAGATATGCTTTTCATGATTAGTCAATCCCTTGAAGTCTTTGGCATCGCGTAAGCAATCAATTTCTTCTGGACGCCAAAAGAAACCAAGTTGCTTGTCAGTCAACTTCTCAAGGAAGTTATATTTTTGCTTGTCATACCTTGCAATTGTAACTGGACCATCAAAAAACGCTTTTCTATCTACGCTATCGCGCTTTGCGGTGGCGTTGAATACAGACATTATTCTCTTCCTTTTGATTGTAAAAACATTTGAGAGGCGTCAACCCAAGAGGCTATAGCTTCATTTTCGTAATAGTGTTGAGAATTTCTCCACTTTTCGACAACATACTCAGCAGTTTCTACATTTGTGCCGTGAAAGGTAAGATAATTTAGATAATTTTCATTTGTCACTTTTGTCATAATTTCTTCCCATGCTGATATTCTTTTGCGCCCTTACCAAACTATTGTGCCAAGTCCAGCACTCTCCAGTTTCGTCATCGAAGCAAACCCACAATAAATCAAATTCTGGACCATAATCAATAACAATATGAGCTAACGCTTTTCCTTTAGGAGTGTCGAGTGGAATTGGTGGATTTAATTGTGTTACCACTTCTTTTATCCTTTTTTTAAATGTTTTGCCCTTCATACCAAGTTGTCCTATGGGCTGCTACTCTAAGACCTTTCTCTTCGCTATTCTCAACATAATCATATGCTTCGTTTTTAGTTTCAAATATTTGAATGGTCTCGTATGAGTTTTTATTTTTAGCTAACCTGATAACTTGATACTTAGTTTCAGGCATTACATTAGTACGTCTTAAATTTTGCACGAATCACAATCCTCTTCGTCGACAGTGGTTGATGTTGGAAGACTTACTTCAATCTCACCAGCACCATCGGCAGTATTAAAATAATAAAGCTGCTTCCCGCCATACTTATAAAACATAAGAAGGTGTTGCAACATTACACTCATTGGAATCTTCTCTTCATCATAGAACTTAGGATTGTAAGAAGTATTAACAGAAATACCCTGATCAATAAACTTTTGTAGAACAGAAACAATCTTCAGATAACCTTCGGGCGACTTTTGATCCCAGAGTAAATCATACTTATTCTTCAATCTACGAACTTCTGGAACAACTTGCTTGAGAACACCATCCTTAGACTGCTTAATTGAAACAAGAGAACGAGGTGGTTCAATACCATTGGTTGCATTGCTTATCTGAGCAGAAGTCTCAGAAGGCATCAATGCCATCAATGTTGAATTGCGAATGCCATTTGTCCTTGCTTCTTCACGAAGGTTATCCCAGTCCATATTATAAACTGGATCGACGAGTTCATCAACATCTTTCTTATAAGTGTCGATTGGCATGATGCCTTGAGCGTACTTGGTTTCAATTTGTTTTGAAGGAGCTCCCTTTTCTTTTGACAAATCAACAGAAGCCTTAATCAAATAATAAGACCAAGCCTCAGCAAATTCGTGAATTTTACTCAAAGCTTCCTTGCTTACATTTTGATATGTGAAATCGTTACGAGCCAACCAATAAGCGAAATTAATGATGCCAACACCCAAAGGACGTCGCGCCATAGTGGAATGCTTGGCTGCGTCCACTGGATAATCTTGATAGTCAAGTAGCTCGTCGAGAGCCCGTACAACAAGAGTACAAGGACGCTCAAAGTCAGAAGCATTTTTAATTTTACCCCAATTAATTGCAGCTAGAGTGCATAGTGAAATTTCGCCATTAGGATCATTAGGAAAGTTCAATGGCTTTGTTGGAAGATTAATTTCACAACAAAGATTAGACATCTTAATTGGAGCTACGTCTTTGACGAAAGAGCCATGATCGTTAGCATGATCAACGTTCATCAAATATATACGTCCAGTGTCCTTTCTTTCTTGCATGAAATTTGAGAAGAGTTCGACTGCTGAGACAACCTTTTTTCTGATTCTTGGATTCTTTTCCGCCGCTTCATAGATCGATCTGAATTTATCGCAATCAGTAAAGAAACTGTCATAAAGATCGGGAACGTCGCTAGGACTAAAAAGGCTGATATTTCCGCCAGAGAGAAGTCGCTCATACATCACCTTATTAAATTGGACGCCATAGTCCATGTGACGAATACGGTTATCTTCAGTACCCTTGTTGTTCTTTAGAACAAGAAGATCCTCCACCTCATAATGCCAAATTGGATAATAGAGAGTAGCAGCGCCGCCTCGTACGCCTCCTTGCGAGCAGCTTTTAACTGCGCTTTGAAAGTGCTTCCAAAAGGGAATGACTCCAGTATGCGAAGTATCCCCATTTCGAATAGGAGAGCCAATTGCACGAATCCTGCCGCCACCAATTCCAATGCCAGCCTTTTGAGATACATACTTGACAATAGCAGCGGACGTCGCGTTGATGGAGTCGAGAGAATCTTCTGTTTCAACCAAGACGCATGAGCTAAATTGCTTCTGAGGGCTACGTAAACCTGCCATGATAGGAGTAGGGAGTGAGATTTCAAAATTAGATGTTGCATCATAAAAGTCCTTTACCCAACGCAATCTGTTAGAAGTATAATTTCTAAACAACACCATGGCAATAAGCATATATGCCATCTGAGGTGTTTCATAAATCTGATTTGTTACGCGATTCTTAATTAAATACTTACCGCGAAATTGTTCCATACCAACATAAGCAATATCATAATCGCGATTATGATCTATATAGGTATTTAAAGTGTTAATGTCTTCCTTAGAATACCAATTAAGAATATCTTTGTCGTAATAACCAGCGTCAATAACTGAAACAATATGATCATATAGCGAAGGAATTGAAATTCCACCGTAAACAAGCTTACGCAAATGATAGTTGATCAATCTACCAGCAACGTACTGATAGTTTGGGGTGTCTTCAGAAATAAGATCAGCAGCCGCCTTGATTAGAGTTTCTTGAATATCAGAAGTCTTAATACCATCATAGAACTGAATGTGAGAACGGATTTCAATCTCCGAGGCAGAGACATTAGAAACACCTTCACAAGCCCAAGAAACCACACGATGAAACTTATTAAGATTTAGAACTTCTTTTTCGCCATTACGTTTTGTTACGCAGACTGCTTTTGTCATGTGCGCCCCTATTGTTATTAGTTACCGATATCCAAAGTGTCCTTCAAAGAAGCAAACACTTCAGTAATATTATACCATGCGTCTGTTGCAATTTCGCGGTGTTCCTTCTGAGTTCCATTTGCCATTCTTAGCTGGCAATAATGAATCCACGAACGAAGCGTTCCATTCATATATAGACGACTGTTAGTCAAACCTTCTGGAAGAACTGCTCGAGCCTGTTCCTTTGCAATGCCATTGTCAATAGCCCACTTATATGCATCTTTTGCAGCATTGAGAGTTAGATCCTGCATAACTTCCCAAGTACGAACCTTTTCTAGATCGCGATCATTTACCCAACCATCAACTCCAAGCTCAATGCTATTCTGACGATTCTTAGTGTCCTGGAGTCGAGCCTCGCGCTTTACGAATCCAAGATCGGAAGTTGGGTCTGCGTACCGTTGACTAAATTCCTGAAAGGCAAAAGAACGATGACGAAGAATCTGCCTCGCGATATCTCTAGTAGTATTGATCTCCATGACAATATTGACCATCTCAAAAGGAGACCAATGCTTATTCTTTGCAAGATACTTCAACAACTTAGTTGCGGTAAGAGTATTGCTTTGATTAGAAGGATTACTAACTCTGGCCACATAAGCAACAAACTCATCCACTGTCATCTCTTGATCAACAGGTTGAGTCAATGCAACAATCTTTACGTCTCTCATAATTTACTCCATCTATTCAAAGCCATCTTTGCTGCAAGATCGCGATACGTATTTGTGTCAATAATATGTTTAATAAAATCTGCAGACAATCCAGCTAGCACCATATCATTAATGTCTTTATGCTCGAGGTTGTCTGGCCATATACAAACATTATAACCGTTTAATATTGATTTGTCAAGCTTTTTAATTGTTTCTTTAGACCTTGGCTCATTATCATAAACAATAACAAGATTCTTTTTATCAAATCCTTTAAGAGCAGAAATCATGTCTCCACCCGCCGCTGCTATGCTGTTTGGAACAAACATAGAATCGATCGGACCTTCGAAAACATAAGTTGTTTTATCTAGATTTACTGTATCCAAACCGTATATCTTGGGGACATCTTCGTTTAGAACAATAGTGATGTACTTAGTAGAGCTCTTATTTAAGGAACGTCCCTGGAAGGCGTGGAGATTGTTATTTTTATCGAAAAAAGGAATGAGAAGCCTGTCTTCATCATATTTTTCGATCGCACTCGGTTCAAATTTATTAGGAATTAATCCGTTTACGAACGACATAAATCGAGGGCATGCAAATAACTTAGCGTGATAAGGATTAGGAATTTGCCTCTTTGCAACAAACTGTTTTATCGGATCATTAACTTTAAGCTGGCTGACCTTTTTAAGACCATTCAGAGGTCCAGACTTCATAAACTGAGGCTTCTTCATCTTATTGACGAAGTTTTCATATTCAATTTGCTCGTTCGTTTTATTTGCAGTAAGTCTCTCCATCTGCATTTCGTTATACAGATTTTGATCGATCATCTTAATGAAATTGGGAACAGAAGAGCTCGCACCGCAGTTGTGGCAGTGGAACAACATCTTCCCTTGTTTTTCGAAAATATATCCGCGAGCTTTGCTTCTATTAGTTTCCGAGTCGCCGCAGATGGGGCATCTAAAATTATAAAGACTCGGACCCTTACGCTTGAATTTATCTAGACGAGAAGAAACAAATCCAATATACTTATGCAACAACCAATCCATGCGTATAACCTTCAGTAAAGAACACTAATGATTATACTACAAAACGATTAAAAGTCAAACAGTTATTTGGTGAAATAACTTAAAAATGGATGTCCATAAGCTAAAATAAATGCAATTAAACTTATTCCACCGACATAAGCCCACATAATTCTTTCCATATCAGAAATCTTTTTAGAAATAAATTGATGTTGATCTTTTTGTTCTTTTCTCATTGCTTCTAATTGTAAAATTATATTATTATCTTCGTCTCTCATAGTTTGATATACACTTGCTAATTTCGAATCCAATTCTTGACGACGTGTTTCTAGAACGTCTTCTATATTGTCCACGGTTCTCTCTTGCTGTAGTAATCTTTGTTCGTGTACGGCGAGCATTTTGTTAAGATCAGCAGAAATTTCTGTCAATCTTTCAATTGCATCTTCTATTCTGTCTTGGCGTCTTGAAACGTCTTCCATTTTTATAGCCCGCGAGATTTTTCTTTATTTAATTCTTTTTTAATGTCTGTCGCAGGACCAAGAATAGCACGCAATGGCTTTCTTTTCATTATAGGGAGTTTCATTAATGGGTCAAATGTTTGAATAGGACCAGAAGTTGAGCTTGAAGATCCCATTGCGTTTGTGGGCGGTGCTGATTCTGTCATCTATACTCCCCTTAACTTATTTACTATATTCCGATCCATTTCTATCAAATCAGTTTCAATGACATCTTCATCAGCAACATTATATATTTTATTTGGTAATATATTTAATAAAATTAAAAAAGGCTTTATGTATTTCATTTGAGCTTTTAGCTTCAAATAAAGTATTTTACATAAAGCCTCTGGTCCAAAACAATTGTTTAAAATAATGATATGGTTAAGGATTAATCTCTCCTTTAAATCATCGTTTTCAATATATCTTGTTATTAACTTTTTTATATATTTTATTCTGTTTAAATCTTCAATGAAATCTTCAGTAGAAACGTACTTAGAATTATCATAATGATGTGCACAAAATAACAAAAAGTTACTGTCAGTCAATTTTTCATTATTCATTTTACCACGTACTTAATGATGCTCTCTTCCACGTGTTGTTAGCAGTGCAAATATAAACATAACTAGAATCATAACGAATTGTACCAGCAGTTCCGTTTGAAGAAGAATTTGCTGGTACACTATTCGAAATTATAATATTGGCGGATAAATCGGAAAATGGCACAGTTCTTACTGATGCGTTTGAAGCTGGGCTGCGAAGCACCAATACGCGATCGGTGCTTGCAACGTTAGACGCTGTAGGTAGTTCTGATACCTTTTTACTATTATCCGCCATTATAAATTACCAATCTTATGAGTCTTGGAATACGTTGTCGTCTGAACCATCGGCTACTAGAGCAGGTGTTCCATATGGAGCAGTCTGAGCGCCAAGAGAACCCATAGCAACTAGAGTTTCGTATTGAACACGACCAGCACGTCCACCAGTGCCTTCTCTACGAACAACCCAACCAGCGTGAGCGACACCGCCCTGCTTTGCGCCTGTTGGAATCAATAGACCAGTAGCAGTATCGCCTTTGATTGTGTGTGTTTCGCCTGGATTTGTAACACGAGCATCAGTGATATCGATGTTTGCACCAGTTGGAGTTGTTGCCAACTTAATTGTTGTTGTATTAGCAAACGAAACGTAATAGTAAGTGTTGCCAGTTAGAGGAGCAATTGGTGTATTGCCTGTTGGAACACCATAATACAAACGATCACCAACTTGCCACTTTGAGTTTGCAGTAGAAACAGCAATTGTGTCGTTTGTGTTGCTGAAGCCAGTTGAGTTTGCAGTAATGTTAATTGCAGCTGGAGCAGCAATGGTCAAAGCTGGTTTGCTTGTGATGCTTGTGATTGTTACGTTGCTAGTAATTGCTGTAACACGACCAGCATTGGTTGTTGTGTTAACAGTTGAGTTAGCAGCTGATACGTTTGAAACACCATTTGCGAATGTTAGAGTAACAACAGCATTGGCTCCATAACCAGAACCGCCAGAAGTTACGCGATAAATTCCTGCAGTTGTGCTGGTTGTGAGCTTCATTTCTGTAGCATCGACACCATAAACACCAACAGCAGCTCCTGGAATGAAAGCGCCTAGTGTTGTGTTTTCGAACATAGCTACGTCTACGTTTGCACGCGAACCAGCTGAAGTGTTACCATAGTGAGCATTAGCGCCTCCACCAAGCTTAACAGCTGTGTAGGTGCCAATTGGCGCTCCATTTGAACTTTCTTTAGTAGTAGTGCTGTTAGCAGTAACAGCTTGGTCATTTCTACCCCATTGTGCCATTTAAGATACCTCCTAATGATTTTATGTATTTATGTTATTCTAAATCTGGATCTAATGAGAACATATCCGTGAGATAAGACGATTTAGTGTTGAAATGTCTTTCCAAAATACCGTCTTGTTTTATAACATAATGCGATTCAATGGGATGTTCTTCTTCTATTTCGCTTTGTTTCTGACTTATTTCTTCTCGTATTTGTTGCATAGTTTTTACGAGAACATTACCTTGTGTTTTCGTTTCTATAGGCTGGGGGGAAGATTTCTCTTCACCCCCAACAATCAAATTATTCGTTATCAGTGGCATTAATTTTCCTTACTTACCACCGCCAAGCTTTGTTCCGAACACTGTGTGCCTTCCTTCCTTATCATAGACACCCTTTGAAAGAGTAACCTTTGAAGAAGTAGAAGGAGTTGCTGGCTCGTCTTCATGAGCTTCTGGCTTTTCTTCTCTTGTAATACCAACGCCGAAATGCTTCTTAGCAAATCTGTCTGTGGCTTCTACCTTATCAGCTGCCTTGTTCAAAGCATGGTGGAAAGCATAGAAACGATTTGCTTCGTCTTGTGGAACTACAGCCTTTTCGCCAGTTTCTGGATGGGTTAGCGTATAAGCTGCCTTTCCATCCTTTGTCTTAGTTGCAAGACCAAGCTTTGCAGCATCTTTAATTTGAATAGTTAGGTGATTTGCACCACCACCGCCGCCTTCGCCGCCCATTTGTTTGACATTGGCTCCGCTCTTGGAACCCTTTGGACGACCACGACCTGCGCCCTTTCCAAGACCTTCCTCAAGCTCAGCTTCTTCCTTCATGGACTTCTTCTTCCATGGCTTCTTGGTCTCGTCAGTTAGGTTTCTGATTGAAGGACCGTCCTTTGGACCAGAATAATCATCTGGAACTGGAGCAACTGGCTGTGCTTCTAGAATTGACTTGATGTGAGCAAGTTCATCATCAGACCACTGAACTTCTTCTTTTGAAAGCTGCTTGCTTAGTGTCTTTGCAGAACCAGCACCTGGAGCTGGTGCAGCTGCTCTGTCCTTTGCAGCCTTTCCAGCTAACTCAGCTGCAGAAGGATTAGGATTATTGTCTTCCTTTACTTCTTGGCGCTTTGTCTTTGCTATTTCTTCTTCATCTGGTTGATTGATTCTTGCTCTTGCATTGTCAATAGCCTTCATAACTGGGCTATTGTTATATCTTTCATTATCCTTCTTATCAACGATTGGCTTCTTTGGCTCTTCTACTGGAGCATCTGTAGCTTCGTTTCTGATCTTCTTACCAATAACTTCACGACGATGCTTTAGGTACTTATCTGTACCATCAACATTACCATCGTTATTGATATCATCATCTTCCTTGCCAACTGGATCGAGCTTCTTTGCAGCTTCGAAAATATTTGGATTCTTTGAACCCTGTAGCTTCAAGAAAGCATCAATCATTTTTTGTGTTGGCTCGAAGCTTGCATTCAAAGTTCTTCCAGAAGACTTCATTGAAGACTTAATAGGACCACCCTTTTCTGAATAACCTGGGCTTTTGAATATAAATGGCTCGGAACCATCTGGGCTTTTGAATATAAATGGCTCTGTTGGCGTCACATTCTTATTTGGTAATTGAGAATCGTGTTGTCTCGCTCTTTCTCTTGCTCTTCTATCGAGTTCACGAAATTGTTCGTCGCCGCTTACGCGACGATCAAGACGATCATCATCAGTAACTTTGCGACTTGGATCAGTCATTGTTCTATTTGGTTCTATACGATCTACTTCTGCATTTCTGTCTCTGATGCTTGTGTCGCCATAAATTTTTGGACCAGCTGGCGTTGCTGCAGGTGCTGGAGAAACCTTTGGAGCAGCTGGAGCAGAATGTGCAGATCCTGCAGGTGTTGTTGGTACCAACATTGTTGGTGGAGCTTTAGCCTTTGGTGGAGCTGGAGCCTTTGGTTCCGAAGCGGCTGGGGCTGTTGACTTTGGTGTTTCTTGAGTTGCGGGGGGAGCAGATGGACCTGGGAATGGAGAAGGTTTTCCAACAACATTTCCGTAATCATTCTTGTCATTTCTTCCCCATCCACCTCTATTGAAACCAAATTCTGATTTTGGTGGTGGCTCTTCAGCCTTTGGTGCTGGAGCGGCAGGTGTTGGTGCGGTTGATGGAGTTTCTGGTGGTTTTGCATACTTTCTTAAAATTTCTGCTCTTTCCGCTTCACGACGAGCAAATTCATTTTTATCATAATAACCAGGAGTTCCAGGTCCAGGCATCTTTGGGGCTGGAGCAGCTGGCTTTGGCTTTGGCGCTGCTGGCTTTGGTGTTGTTGGAGCCGATGCAGCAGGTGCTGG